AAATATGTTTCTGGAGTCAAAACCTTTTGTGTACCTGGAATAATATTCTTTCCTGGTTTTCCACTAACAACATCAGTCAAATAAACTCTAATAGGTATAGTTTCACTCTTCTTAGCAAAGAACAAATCAACACCTGTTGCAAAGACACCACCTTCATAATCACTAACAGTGAAAGTCTGTGCTAAAGGATTTGGTCTAAGTGGATTTCCTGTATTACTATCTGTTACCTGTGTACCTTCATTTGCCTTAAAGAATGATGGTGTAGTAGAAACAATAGAGGATGGGTTTTCAGGAATTAAACCTGTAGCATAATATTTAACTTCAGCATAAGTTTCTACACTGTTCTTATCAGAATCAGTAGAACTAGAAGTAAATCTAATAGTTAAAGCACCTGTAGTGAATCTAACTTCATCACCATCATCATATACAACACTATCAACATTACCTGTCCACACAGCGTTTTCTCTAGGAGGTTTACCAGCAGGTATAAGTATCAATCCACTAGCATTACCATTCTCATCAGTTGTAACTGAATTATTAAATGTAGTTAATGAGTTACCAGCAATACCAGTATATTTTAAATCTGGATTAACCCATCTAGCAATATTCTTGCCTTCCATAAAGACATGAATATTAGTATTTGGTTTTAATCTACTAATCTTAAACTTAACAGGAACACTTCTTGCAAAGAAGGATAGTGATGTAGCAACTACATTAGATCCAACTCCTTTAGTTTGTATACCTTTACCTATTTCATTGTTCTGTAAACTAACATTTGAAGAACTACCAATAGAAGCAGAAGTTACAGTTTCATCAGATACAACACTATTAACATCTGCAAAAGAACCAATATTAAAGAATGACTGATTAGATCCAATCCAATTTATCTTATAAGAATTATAAAGACTTGAGAAAGCATCTTTAATCTCATTCTTTGCAAGGAATATTGAATATAGATTAGTGTTATTATCAGTAACTAGAGGTGCAACAGTAGTGTCATACCAAGCATCAACACTTGGTGTAATAAATGAATCACCAACATATTGAAGAACAACAAATGGATTTGGATTTATCTTCTTAGTTGCAAAATCATTGCCAAGTAATGCCAATTCTGTGAAAGGAAGGGTTACACGATCTCCATTTCTAACATATCCAGAAATAGATCTTTGATCTTCTCTAGTATTAACCTCTTCTAATACAAATGAATCCTCTTTAGATTGAGGTCTCATAACAGACTGTTGTGTATCAATAGCACACTTGTAATCAAGTGATTGTAAAGATCCAATCTTATGTGTCTCAAAATTGTCTACAATGAAACCACTCTTAAAGCGATTCATTCCAACACTATCTGTGACTTGCATATTTAATGCTTGTTGTTCCAGAATACTGAGTGTTGTGTAGTATTCTAATCTTTCAATACGTTTTTCAAGCTTACCAATGTCACGCATTGTATAACGCTTGTTATCAACAGGAACAATCTTTACATCCTTATTTGATAAAGTAAATGCTGGAACATAGATGTAATATAATGGTACAGCATCACTAATAGCATCTGGTTTAGATGGATTTAATGAAGAATTACCTTCTTTAATAAGAAACTCACCTTTCTTATTCAAATACAAACAATCAATCCTATCAAGATATTGTGTTTGCTGGAAAGCAAAAGTATATTCTAAATTACTGTCTGGTGCAGGTGTACTAGAAACAACACCACCAGCTCCAGTGAAAGACCTAGTATTAGAAGCACCTAATAAAGAATTATTTTGGAAACCAGAAATAATAGTATCATTATCTACCTTAGGTCTGAAATCAAGTACATCTTTCAATGATACTTTACCCAATACAGGTGAATTAAATGATGGGATATCTTCTGGTCCAACACCAGCTTCATGTAAATAAGAATCAACTGTACAGAAATCACCTTGAGTATGATCAAAGTAATCAAATGCAATCAATAACTTTCCAGATGGTACATCAAATCCTGGCTTAAGAATAATCCGTGATACATCATAAACAGTATCTCTCTGACCATCATCAAATGTATATCTTGCAGTAACATCAGTACCACTAACTAAATTACCATTCTTATCAGCAGTTGGTGCTTCAGTTGATGATCCTTCATAAACATATCTTAGTTTATAACAATCAGCATAACTGTAAATAGTTCCCGAATCAGTATCATAGTCCTTACCACGGAAAGGTATTATACTATCTCCAACAGATTCAATAACAATTCTCTTATTTGTAACAGCAGTCTTAAGTCTTGGTTTTGCCTTAGTAACTTCTAATGTAGCAGTTAACTTAAGAGTTGGGTATGTAGTATAAGAACCTGTTCCACCAAAGTAATCAGAAGGAAGTTCTAATCTTACACTACCAGCAGTTAGTCCAGTTGCAGAATCAACAGAACCTTCAATTTTTACATGATCACCAGTAATATAAACTATATCACCTTTAGTTACATTAGGAGCATCTCCTGGATCAAGTATAGTGACTAAGAAATTACTTTCACTAAACGAAACAAACCTCTGAGTACCAAATGGTAATTGAGCAGAGAAAGTAATTAAACCAGTACCACCAACACCAGTACTTACAAAATCTTTTCTTAGATAGTAAGTGATTCTAGAATCTTCACTATCTGCTACTATAGAACTTATCTCACTAGTTCCTGTCTTATAGATTAAAGTTCCATCATTAAAATTACTTATTGCAGGACGTACCCTAACAACACTGGCATTACTTACTGGTTCTGGTAACGATCTATCCAGATATATTCTAGATTTTAATACACCAGATGATTTAGTTGCTTGTTGTACTACACCACGAATGAGTGTACTTGTAGAATCAGTAAACTGTACTAAATCTCCACCTTTAAGGAATTTAGTAGCATCTCCACCAAATCCATTACACTCAATATATTTCCTACCTTCATCACCATCAAAGGTAAAATCTGTAACAGAAACAATCTCTGCATACTCTTCTCTATTAACTTCAACATCAGAAGTAAATGTGTTTGCATTACCAGAACCAAACTGAGAGAAGAATGATTTAACGTCCTGTGCTGTATAAGTTCTGACAGAATCTCTAACAAGAACAGGTGTAACAACTGCTCCAGTTGGAGTAGTATTTGTCCCTGGTCCTTGTATAGCAATAACTGTAGGAGGTCTTGAATACTCAGTATTAACTAAATCCCTATTAACAACGGATGCTTTTAAAATAGCACCAGAGAGTATTTCCAATTCAACCTTAGATCCATCAAAATCAACACCATCAATTCTAAGTACTGTTCCATCTACATAACTACCACCTCTATTATTAACAATGAAATGAGAGATAGTATTATCTTTTGCAATCTTTAATGTATTATTAGATTCATCCTTAATTGCTTCACCTGACTTGAAACTTCCAAACAGGGTTTTAACCATTAAGGTTTTATTACTAGTATACTGTCCATTTGTAGTACCTTCTACAACACCATAAGCACCACTCTCAAGACCATAAACATACTGTCCAGGTGTGAAACTACCCGAATCTGTAATTGGTTCATCTAAAAGGATCCTAGTAAAGAATTGAGGATCAAAGTATGAGAAACCAAACGTAGTATTATAAACAGAATCTCCAGTAGATGTTCTACCCTTAGAAACTACTACATCAAGATCAGGATTAAAACCATCACCTCTTTCAAGTAATGTAAAATTACTTGGTTTATTCATTCCTATTATTGGTGTAATAGTTTCATTATAATCAACTATTCTACCAAAAGGTGTTGCTGAATCTGATTCAGCATCTGCCTGAGATCTGAAGATCTGTCTAAACTTATCATTTGATCCTAGATCATACTCTAAAAGATAATCATCTAGATAATCTTTTCTACCTGTAACAGTTAATTCAAGATATATGACAGAAGTAGAATTATTAACTTCAATCCTACTAACCTCAGAATATCCAATAACTTTAAAAGATTTTGCTATAGCATCAGAATTTGCTGTAGCTCTTGACTGAGTGAACCACAATTCATTAATAGATGCCAACCTTGATTCATAAGTTGTAGTAGTACCACTACCACCACCAAGATCATTCAATACTACAGAAGAATCAATGTTGATGTATATGGTTTTGATTCCATCATCTTGAGTAAAGAACTCTCCTCTGCGAGATACTGTTTGCTTAGAATCCTGATCAGATTCAGTATTGTTATATCCAACAGTTCCATCATTGAAAACAGAATTGAGGAATATTGTAGGGTAAGCAGTTAATTGAGAACCTTCTGTATTAACTGGAACACTTCCCCAAGTATTAGTAATTTTATACGTAGGTAATCCTTGTGTCTTTAACCTAACATCAGATCTATTAAGTGTCTCTCTAGCTTTGTTTAAGGTTATATACTTAGTTTCATTATTAACAATTTCATATCCTTTAATATATCCTTTTCCAGGTCCAATACTTGCTACTAATTTTGTTTTAGCTTCGTCTACAGTAAGACTTCCAAGTTCTCCAGCACCATATACACCAAGATTTCCATCATGTTGATAATACTCTCTTATATCAAGAGGAAAGGAATCAACAACATAATCACCAGATTCATCAAATGTTCTTCTTGCAAGAGTATTCTCAAGAAGATTGTAATCTGTTTGTACTATTTGACTCTGTACAGAACCAGACTTAACAGTTAAAAGTTGAATAAAATTCTTATCTGTAATTGCATTAAGATCATACTTAATAAGAGATAGTGTGATCTGTAATCTATTTGCACCAGGAGAAGTATAATTACTAGATCCTATAGCATTATCATATAGAGATCCATCTTCTTCTGCTGTTATTAGATTCTCTACAATCTTAAATCCAACTTTTGCAGATGGTTTATCATAATACTTGTCAATAACAAGTAATTGTTCTGATGTTCTTACAAAATATCCATTAACAAAGTAAATACCTTCTTCTACCTTAACAGCAGAAGCATACCCCATCGCAAAGCTTTCTAACGATTTTGATACACCTGTGTCAGGATCAGTAATAGAAATACTAGTAGGAAGTACACTTCCATCGGTTCCAACCACTAAGAGTGGTGTATTAACGCCATCTACGACCTCTAGGGTCTCACCTTGTCGGAACGTGTCCTCATTACCTGCATCACCACTATTTGTATAGTTTACATAAACAACATCTGAAGCAATCTCTGTAGCAATAGATGCTTCAATTACAGTACCAGTAACACCAGAAGTTAAACCTTTTAATTGCTGTCCCTTTAACTGTGTAATATCATATTTCTTATAGACTATCT